ACCACTTACATCAGTAACTTTAGCAATCATGCCTGGTGTGCTTGCCCATGTAAATGTGTCACCAACTGCTAAGTTGGTTTTGCCTGCGCCAGTTGATACACTCTCAACTTCAAAACCTAATGTCCAAATGGCTTGTACGCCGCCCGGTAAAGTAGGTGCTGGCAATGCTAAACCGTCTAATACCGCAGTATTGTTACCGCGGAAAGAACCAACTTGGCTCCAGTTAATACTTGCTAAACCTTCACCGCCGATGTGATCATCGCCGTAGTTTTGGCTGTTTGATAAACCGCCGTTAATGTTTTCACCGCCTGTACCAATGTTGCGGTTACCGAAATATTTTTTGTTTAATGGACGTCCCATTTGTTTTCTCCTTAAAGTGACGTTCTAGGTCATACGCAGAGGGATTCTGCATAAACTCATTGCTGAGCATGACATAGTATTTAGCCATTCAAGAGAAAGGGCTCCGAAGAGCCCTTTATTTTGTTTACTATTAAGTAACTGATTACTTGAAAGAAACGTTTTGGATAGCAACCTTGCCTAGGTAGTCAGCTGCGTTACCTAGAGAAGAAGCTGTGTTGCTTAACTCTACATAACCATAACGTGTCATGAAGCTAACTACTGGTTCGAAGGTTGATGGATCCAACACAACACCACTGCTCATCAATGGAATGTATGGGCAATAGAATGCTGCTGCGTCAGATTCGCTAGCACCTTTGTAACCAATAAGAATATCAGTTGTATCTTGTGCGTATGTGTTAACATACACTTTCATTGCGTTGTTCAATGTACCAACGAACTTAGTGTTTGTTGGAGCTTCGAATGTACCTTCTGTAGTACGTGCAAATGCTGAAGTAGTTGCAGACTGTAGAATTGTTAGTGCGAATGGACTAACAACTGCCCAGTTACCTGCGCCACGACGTGTACGTTGAGCGATCAAGTTAGATACACGGTTGATTTGAACTGCAAGAGCTGCGTGTTCATCACCAACGAATGTAGCTGTACCGCTAACTGCTGCTTGGTCAAAAGTTTCTGTTGCTGAACCAGCTAAAGATGCTAGGCTAGCTAGGATCTCTTGGTCGATTTCAGCAGTGATTTCTTGTGCCAAAGCTGCCATAACTTCAGCTTCGATATCAATACCTTGCTGAGCTTGTGCATCTTGAGCAGCTTCAAATGTCCAGCGAGCTGATAACTTACGTGTCTTAGCTTCAACTGTTTGTTTCAAGATTTGAATGCTCATTCTGTTACCAGCTTGGCCTTCTAAAGTTGCTGTTGAAGCTGCTTTAGCTGCTGAGCTATTTTGGTTACCAGAATAAGATTCTGCAATCTTGAACGGGCTTAGTGCTTCTTCACCAGCTACTACGCCTGCGCCGCTGCTGTTGTCAGCATAGCGAACACGTAAAGTATGGATCTGACCCACTGGGCCTGTCATTGGTTGTACACCAACTAATTCGTTAGCGATAACGGTTGGCATAACGCGACGAATCACTGGAAGGATCACGCGGTTTAATGTTGCGACGTTGCCGGCAGAAGTAGCACCTGCTGTAGGGGATTCAACTAGATACTTACGTGTGTTCTCTAATGTAACGCCCATTACAGATTTTTTAGTGCCTTGTAGGCCTTCTAAAAGAGCTTCTTTGGTCTCTGCCCAACGGCTGTTTAGTAGTTCTGACATTTAATTCTCCTAAAATTATTTTAGTCCAGCAAGGCGACGAATGTCAATAATGTTATTGTCGTTCTCGCTGCTACGGTTGCTGTTGGTAATTTCCTTATTACCTGTAATTTCTTTTGCCTCTACAAGTGCCTGTTTCTTCTGCGGAGCTTTGCTAGCATTTCCATTAAGGACTGCTGGCAAGTACTTTTCAAAACTTTCGTTTAGACGAGTAGTTTTTACGCTCTCCATCAATTCTGACATGATTTCACGTTGCTCTGAATTTAATGGAGCAAGTAATTCACTCATGATCTCTTTGCGTTGTTGATTTTCTTTCAACTTAGCAATTTCTGCGTCTTTACTTTCTACTAAGGCTGCTGCTTCTTGAACTGCTTGCGCAGCTTCTTGTACAGCAACTTCTTTCATGTCTATGACCTTGAGTAATTTTGCAGTTTCTGATTTCTCAGAAAGGTAACTATTTTGATATTCATTAGCAAATGCTTCAAATAGTTTGCGACCGAAATCGTTACGACGAGCTGCTTCGATGTCTTCTTTCAATCCTGTTAATTCAGAACGTAGTCCTGATTCAACGACTGCTTCGACTTTCTTAGCTGCACGCTCAACGAATTGCTGTTTAACTTTTTGTAGTTGTTCACGTCCTTCACGAACTAAACGAACTTTTGTTTCAGCAAGGTCTTGTTTGTCTTTGTAAAAATCTGTAATTTCTTCAGCTAAAGCTTCTACAACGAATTGTTCTAACGTGCTAAACTTGCTAGCCATTGCAACTTGGTCTTCGTGTAGCTCTTTAACTTCGGCAGCTAGTTGACGTGTAATGAATTCCTTCATTACGCCAGCATCTGCTTTCATTTTCTTAGCTAACTTAACTTTCATTTCGGCTAGTTGTTTGCGGTCTTCGCTAAATTCATTAATTTCAGCAGATAACTGATCAGCGATCATACGATCAACTGCTTCAATCATTGTTGCTTTATCATGTTCATAGCGTTGTGCGAACTCTTCACGTAGCTGTTGTGCAACTTGTTCGCGATTCTCTAAGATCTTCGCGTCCCATGCTGCTTCAACAGATTCTTTGATATCTGCAGAAATCACATTGTTTTCAAATAACTGTTTTAGTGCATCCAACATGTGATTCTCCTTGTTATTGGAGTCTGCTTATTATTCCTAATAAGCTCTCTTTGAGATATTTTTGCGCCTTTGGATCACCCTTAACCTCTTGAGCTATGCGCAAGGCATTAAGACCACCGCGATTATTCATCAAGTGTTCATAAATTGGTGTAGGATATGCTCCAGGAGCACTAGGTTGAGCTACCATATCTACTGTGATAATCTCAAAATCTGATACTTCACCGGAACCGTCATCTTTGACGTTTCCAGATCCGCGTGAACTAACTCCCAACTTAACGCCTGACTCTAACATAGTTCTAATCAATTGTCCCATTGGGGTTGGTAAAATTTTCAATTTACCGTAACCATTAGGGCCGTCCATCCACATATTTACAATCATATGAGATACACGGTCCAGGTTAATTTTTAAATCGTCTGGGTGGTCTACTTCTCCGAGAACGCTATAGCCATTTTGAATCTGATCGTTAAGGGTTTTGACAGCCTTGTCAATCTCTTTCACAGGGTAAACTCTTTGGTTTGCATTACGGATACCGCCTTGAATGCAGATACCCGACATGTACAAGTTCTTCCCTTCTTGCCCGTCAGACTCGACAATGATCTTAGCCTGATCAAACGTTAAGTTTTCTCGAAGATATAGTGACGTCATAATTTAATTACTTACGTGACCCAACGATACTTTTCTTGTTTTCAGCATTTTCACCTGCGCCTTTTTTCTCAGCACCGTGTCCAGGCTCTTTCTTCTTGAATGCTGTCTTACCAGCATTACCACCAGGAACGTTTACGTTGCCAGCATCTTGTAGTTGAGGCTTGCTACCTTTAAACACTCCGTTACCTTTTAGTTGACCTTTGTTAGCTTCAACACCTTTCTCTGAACCGCCACGAGCGATGTTAGCAGATGTACCGCCCATATCGTTCTTACCAGCTACAGCAGATTTAGTGTTAACACCGTTGTCACCGTGCTTTGGTAAAGCTACTTTGTCAACATATTCCATGAACGCTTCTAGTTCGTCTTGTTCGCCGCCTTCTGCGCCGCCCATTTCGTCACCACCGAAGTCGTCACCTTCCATACCGTCACCAGCTGCGTCAATAGCACCCATATCGTGGTTGCCTTCTTCAGCTTCTTGTGACATTAATTCTTCAAATTCTGCTTTTAATTCTTCTAAAGCATCTTCTAGGTCTAGAACGCGATCTTCTAGTTCGCCTTCGCCTTCACCTTCTTCGCCGCCAAATTCGTCTTCTTCACCGCCGAACTCGTCGCCTTCTTCTTCCTCTTCGCCTTCTTCTTCCTCTTCTTCACCCTCTTCTTCTTCAGAAGCAAATGGGTTAGAAGATTCTTCTTCTTCGCCGGCGCCTTCTTCTTCCTCTTCTTCCTCTTCCTCTTCTTCTGATTCAGAAAGGTCAAAGTCTTCTTTTAATAATTCTTCGTAGATTTCACGAGATTTTGCTACTACGATATTATGGAAAATCTCTTTTGCTGTTTCTTGATCTTCGTTGATCAATGCCTCAAGCATGGCTTCGAATTGAACTCTATCAGTCATGTTAAAATTCTCCTGTGATGGTTATACAAGGCTGTAATATATTTACACTTAATTATAAAATTAGTGTTATAATGGCCATAAAAACGCCTCATTTGAGGCAATTTTCAATTTTTTTTTAATTTAGACACCTTGTTGTGGTGGTACGTAATACATTGAATGTATGAAATCCAGTTCGCCCTCTTGTTCTAAAATGTGAGCTTCGCTAGATTTTCTTAGCTCATTGATTTGTTTTAATGTTAATCTTGTTTTGCGAGTATCGCGAGAACCGACCATTGATTGGTCACGACCGGCATTGTATCGCAAGTCATTTGCCATGCGATGCGTGTCGGCATCAATATAAAACATTTCTCTTAATAACATGATGTATTTATGCAGCTGGTGGTGTTGCAGGGCCAGAAGGAGCAGCTTGTGGGTTAGAAGCTTGTGCCCCTAACTCGTCATCCATTGGAATATCCATGTCATCGGGTGCAGATAAATCGCCTGCTAATCCTAAATCGCCTTGAATACCAGCAGCACTAATGCCTGCTGAACGCAATTCTCCAGCAGCATCTGTGTATGTAGGTTGGCCTTGACCGCTTTCTTCTGCCCACATACGTTCGTTTTCTGCAATTTCATCTTCTGTTAAGCCTAAGTAACGCTTCATAGCAAAGCGTTTTGACATATATGGTAATGCTTGAACAGTATTAAATGTACTAATACGTTCAGTATCCATAGTTGCTTGACGTGAACTTGCAAAGTTTAATGGTGGATTAAACTTTAATTCAAACAGATTAGCGTCAATATTAACGCCTCTGCTGTACATATACATCTTAAATTCTTCATCAAATACTGCTGTTACTAACGCTTGTAAACGTTCGCAGTATTTGTTAAAACGTAACTCTTGAATATACGCAGTTCCAACACGACCGTCATTATATTGTGCTTGAGAATCGTCTGCACCTGTTGGCAAATAGCTACTTGGGATACGCAAACCGCGGAATAACTTGTTAGTAAAGTACTTTAAGTCGTCAATTTCGCCTAAGTTTGTACCGCCTGGTAATGTTTCTACTTTAGAACCACGACCTTCTGCTGTTTGCGGGAAGAAATAATCTTCGTTAATTGATAAAGGATTGTATGCAGAGTCAATAACGTTCTGTCCGCCACCTGTTTGTGATGGGATTCTGCGTTGATGGATTTCATTTTTAACACGTTCAACAAATGCCATAGCCATGTGTCCTGGCATATTACCTACGTCAATATGAAATACACGACGTTCAGGAGCACGTTGAATACGATAGATTAGAATCGCATCTTCTAACAATTCTTTTTGTTTATACACCTTAAAGATGTTTTCTAACAAGCTGTTACCAAACGGATACATGTTATCTAAGCCTTCGCTTAGACTCAAGTGAATCATGTGTTCAGAATCAATAGCGTGTTCTGTTTCAGTTACACCAAAACGTGTACCGCTGCTTGAAGGACCGCCAAACTGTCCAGTTCTCTGCGAACCTTGTGATCCTAAATAGCCTGCGCCCCCGCCAATACCACCGCCACTTTGGCGAGGATTAACGTTAGGAGTGATCTGTGTAGCAACTAGATCCATAAAATTAGGTGCTAAATCTTTAATAACGTATTGCTCTGGCTTCTTACCTTCGCTTTCGTTAACAATAACTTTAGTAATTTTGCTTGGATCTACATAAGACCACTTTTGAGTTTCTGGATCACGAATAAAAAATGCATCCCCGTACTTGAATACGTTACGCATAATACGGAAAATACGTGTATCGAACTTTTGTAATTTGGTCCACTGTTGCAAATATTCGCCCAAAATACGGATTTCTGAGTTGGTTGCTTTGTGTCTCCATTGTACAGTAAATGGAGTTTTGCCGTCTTTTAGTTTTTGTGTGGTAAATTCTGCAAGAATATCAAGTGCAGCGTTTACTTCTGGATCACTATCCATTACTTCATACTGCTGATAACGCTCAATACGGTTAGGGGCACCAGCATACACATCTGGCAAGTAGCTAGAATAGTTAGATTTAGCAGGGCCTGGCTTACTTAGCGTGCCATTTATTGGGCTAACTGTTCCATCAACAGGAACGGGTGTAAAATATTTCTTCCAAGACATTGTCTGTTATCCTTAGGAAACCATGTTTCCCTTATTCTTAATAGCTCTTACGCTCTTATCGTGCCCGTCTTCTACAGCATGAATCAATCTTTCGATACGTTTATTTAATTCAGTAATGCCTGATGACATGGTATTCATGACATCCTCGGGCATCTTAGTAGGCTGTGATACGTTTGCAGTCGGCTGTGGCATTTCAGATTTAACTGTTTTTGCCGCAGAAGCAGCAGCTTGCTCCATGTTTGTAATTGGCATGGATGCTTTAATTTTTTCAAGGTCAGCTTTTAAGTTGCCAGTTAACCCTTTTATCATTAATTCTGGGTTTGGCATGTTTGAAGCAACTTTAGATAAGTTACCTTGCATTCCGGACATCAGGTTCTTCATCTGTTGTTCTGTAACAACTGCTTCTTTACCATGCAAGATTGCAGGTGTACCTGCTCCGAAATCGCCAAATAAGTTTCCAGTAACACCTAATGTACCAATATCGTATCCTTGCGCACGTTTCTTTTGTTCTTCAGAACCTGCGCTCACGGGCTTGTCAACACCCATTGCTTTAGAAATCTTATCAACTACATGTTGAGGAACTTTAACAATTTCATCTGTTGTCCACTTTCTTAATACACCATTTAAGCTGTCAAAGTTTTTTATGGTGTTACCCATTGATGTATTAAGACCTTTAACAGTATCAGATCCCATAACAGACATGTCTTTCATAAATCTGTTAACTTGGTTTATTGTAGTCGATGGCAACGAAGCTTCTCCTTCTGAACCTGCTTTACCTTGTGCAGCAGCTTTTCGATCAGCTTCGACCCTTGCTTGTTCTTCTTTTTGGTAAGTTGCAAGATCTTTGCCTTGACGTGTTGCTTCTTCTTGCTGTCTTCTTAAAATTTGAGCGTAGCGTATTTGTTCTAAGTTAGATAAAGCTATTGCTTTTGTTTGTGCATCGCCACCTTTGTATAATCTAACCTGTTCTTCTTGATATGCTTTGTCAGATTGTTTTCTTAAAACAATAGCATCCATTTCTTGTTTAATAGCTTCTCTTTTCTTTTCGTCATCAGCAGTTGAGCCTTTAACTTCTGACAATCTACGAGCAGCATCTGCCATTTCTGGACCAAGTGCAACAATTTTTTGTGTTTCATCGGCGTTCATGGGACCGCCTGTGCTATAAATTTTAATAGCCTCTTGAACGCTATCGCCATATTTCTTAGTCGATGCCAAGTTTGCTTCATACGCTTTACGCTCGTCATCTGTCATTGCTAGCATTGCTAACTCTGATTCTTTAGATTTTAATTGACGGTCTAATGATTCTTGTTGTTCTTGGCGACTAATACCTGTTATGCGTGCAGTATTATCAAACTCTCTAGCAATATCAATAGCAGATTCAATCATCTTTCTTCTGCTATCTGCTTGTGTTAAATCAGATTGTCTTGAGTTGTGTGCAACTAATGTTAATATTTTTCCAAACTCTTCTGTTTGAACGCCAGTTGCTTGTAACTTGTATGCGTAATCTGATTCTTGTAATCGTTGACCAAATTTTAAAAAGCCTATAGAGCTAACATCCATGTTAGGTCCAAGACCTGCAAGGGATTTACTATTTTGTTTAATAGTTTCTTCCCACTCTGGCATTGTCATTCTTGCTTTAACGATTGCATCGTTATACAAGCCTAAGTTATTGCCAAAGTATGCACCTTGTTGGCTAGATTTCTTTAATGATTCGTTAACAGCAATGGCACCTTCACCAATTTGTCCAACTAATCCGGCTACACCTGACCCTAAAGGTCCAAAGATTGTACCGCTAATTTGTGTAAAATTCTTAAGAGCATCAGTTGCAGTATATGTGCCAGTAGCAAATTTTCCAGCAGCAGATGCAGCACCGCTAACTCCAGCGTTAAATGAGTTGAGAAGATTTAAACTTCCTCCCATACCTCCGCCAGAACCGGCGTTTGCAGCAGCCGCGGTTCCACCCGATGGAATTGCTTTGCCAACTAATCCAGCAAATGTTTGAGCTTGCTTATTAAGCAACGCTTCCATTTGGTCATATGTAATTGCGTCTGCCATTTATTTTCCCACAAAATATACGTATATAAATACTTGGTATAGTATATTTATGCGGAGAATAACATGGCTAATAACCCATTACAACAATATTTCAGACAACCAAAAGTGTATATAACACTTCCAAGTCACGGTGCATACAACAGCCCGGCAGATTTTGACGGAGATCCTGATCACTTGCCAGTGTTTGGTATGACCGGAATGGATGAAATCATTGCTAAGACTCCAGACGCATTACTAACTGGCGAAAGCACAGTTAAGATTATTTCAAGTTGTGTTCCAGGTATCAAAGATCCGTGGTCATTAACGTTGTTAGACTTAGATACTGTTCTAACAGGTATTAGAATTGCAACTTACGGTAACGAATTAGATGTAGATAATATCTGCGACAAATGCGGAACACATGCTGAATATACTTTTAACCTAAGCAACTTTATCGATTACTATGCAACTGTAAAATATGATAATAAAGTTTTACTAGGCGATCTAACAGTTAACTTAAAGCCATTAACATATCGTCAAAGCTCTAATGTTGCACAACAAAACTTTCAATTACAACAAAGATTAAAACAAGTAATGGAGTTAGAAAGTGAAGAAGAAAAGAATAAACTAATTGCAGACCTTTATTCAGAACTAGCTAAGTTACAAAATGAAATTTTTATTTTGGGAATTGAAAGCATTACAACTAGAGATGGTAACGTATCTGAATACGGGTTTATTCGCGAATGGGTTGAGAATACAGATTCTAAGTTTATTGCAGATATTAGAAGCAAAGTTGAAAAGAATCAAACTGCATGGCGCAGCCCTGCACAAAAAGTTAAGTGTGAAACTTGTGATCATGAATCTAGCATTGTTGTAACACTAGATCAATCGGATTTTTTCGTCACAGCCTAATTAAATTATCCGCCTCGGAAATTGAAGAATATCTAATTAGGCTAGAAAGAGAAAATAAAGAGTTTAAAGAAGAACTAACTAGAATTAGTTGGTACATGCGAGGCGGTGTAACATTACACGAATTGTTTCACATCTATTCTCATGAAGAAAGATCAGCAATGTATCAACTAATTAAAGAAAACATCGAGCTAACAAAGACAGCTCAAATGCCAATCCTTTAATTTAAATCACTAGCTTTGTAAGTTTTTGTAACCGGGTCGTACTGCGGTTCTTTTTTGCCAGGTGTTGGCAACCAGTTTGTATCATCAGCAGCAGCGTTAGGGTCATCTTTAAATGGTCTGTCTGGCAAATTTCCAGAACCAATTTGTTTTATTGATTTACTAAGATAATTGTAAGCAGTACCTGACCAGTTACCAATAACATTTCTAGCAGAATCAGACATTCCGGGAATAATTCCAACAGCTTCACCAATATACCATTGTGCAAAATATTGTCTACCAGGATCAACTGAAATAAAACCACCGAATGCAACAGCATCAAGTGCAGCAGTAGATTGAACTAATGTGCCAAGTTTATTTGGTAATACTGGAATTGCTTTAATAGCCCAACCGCCTAACTTAGCAGCACCGAAAGCACTCATAGCAACAACAAACTTAGTAGTAGCAGCACCTAAAATAGATCTTAAATCAGCATCATACTTGTCTTGTGTATAGCTCTTATCAGTTGATAAACGCTTGTTAATTGCTTGAATATCGTTATATGCTTCTCTAATAGCTTCTTCTGCACCAATGCCAGCAGCCGTAGCTAACACTACATTCATTCCTTTAGAAATGGATTGTGCCATTGCTTCGGCACCTCTAGCAAATCTTGCATCTTTAACTATTTTAATAGCATTAGTTCTAGCTTCGTCAGCTAGCTTTAAATCATTAGCGTATTTTGCATCAATGATATTAGACGGATGAGTAAGAGTCTTTGATCCTGCTTCAAGTTCCTTAACCCATGCTTGAGTTAGTACTTCCAAAGCCTCAGATCTAGAAGCCATTTTAGCTGCTGTTTGTCCAAATAATCTAGCACCTGCTTTACCAAGCCAGCCAGCTACAGGACCAGGATTTGCTTCAACAATAACTTCACGAATCTTCATTATTCATTCCTCGATATGATATTTATGATTGTTTAAAGAAGAACTAACGTTCTTCTGTTCTTCGCTATCGCTCGAACTTTTCTTTATTTTCTAATTATGATTTAACACGAAGTGTTTTAACACTGAGTGTTTTAAATATTATCTAGATTCGTCAGTCACATTTGCCCGTTTGCACGGGCAAAAAATAAGAAGAACATTATCTGAGTTCTTACAGTCACTAGCGTTATAGCATTACTAAGGCGGTTGTCCGGTACCTTTAGCTACGTTCTTGTCCTTTTACGGAAACAACGGCAGTTTATATAACATACGCTAACATATTATACAAACCTGGGGTTTTTCTCCCCTCATTGGGCTCTATTAACATCTTCAAACAGCAAAACCGCGGCAGTTGCGATCTTCGTCCTGTAAAGGATAGTTGCTGAGTACTCTTTGCGGCAAAAAGAATTTCCGTCCCTGCGATCCGAGATCCAGGTATAAGGGCGCACGAGGTTAGCCTGCGCTAGCTTAAAACCGCTTACTTTGCCTGTTGTTGTTCTAGGAGTGCCTGTCTCAGGGATGGTGAACCGCCTACCCGTAAATTGATGATACCGTTGTAGTAGTCATCAGTTTCTAGTACCCTGCGGTCGAACTGTTCTCGTGCCTCAATATACGACATTTCTGCTTTTGTTTTACAGAAATATAATATTTCTCTAGTAAATTTGTCTGCGCCTAGTGCCTGTATGTCTGCTGTTAGATTAGGACTTGACCCGTAATATGTTTGCCAATCACTGTCAATTAATGTTCTAATCTTCTTTTTCTTTTTGTTGCCGTTCTTGAGTTTTACAGTTTTCTGAGAAGTTTTTTGAAATTTTGCTAATTTCTTGCCTATGTACTTACGATTGTTAGTAGTATTAGTGATAAGATATACGAAGCCTAAACAATCTTCTGGTAATGTTTCAATTACTTTTCCTTGGTAAGTCCATGACATGCTTTAATTAGCATCTTGGTCCTTACCTGCCTGTCTCTTTTGAGCCTGCCTAATTGCCTCTTTTACTTCTAATTCATCTTCGCGCTCTTTCATCCATTCACGTACAACAACACGTCTTTCGGAACAGATTTTGCGAATTTCTGATAGCCTTTTTCGTAGCCTTCTTGCGCTTGCCTTTGTGCCTTCTGAGAGCCAACGCTGATTTTCTTCAAAGTATTCTCTAAACTTTGCAAGTAATTCAGCATGTAACTCTTCGTCTTGATTCATTATTCTGTGACCTCTAAGTCAGTAGCATACGATGTAAAGCCGTTTTCTTTAACAACTTTTAACACATTGTTTACACGACCTACAAGTTCGTCTTTATGTGAAATTAAGAATATGTTCTTATTGCGCTCGCGAGCCATTTTCTTAAGAACTGCTAGTGCAGATTCAACTCCGCTTGCATCTAAACCGTTATCAATTAACTCGTCTACAAACAACAAATTAACGTTCTGGTATAGCGACTCCCAGACATCCCTAAACGACCAGCTTAAACCTAGTATTAAGCGGTTACGTTCGCCACGTGACAAGTTATCAAAGTCTAGATCTTGTCCAAGCTGCGTAATTTCTACAGTTAAATCGTTTTTAAACACAACTGTATGCGGCAAGCCCATTTTGTCTAGATAGTAAGTTAACCTGTTGTTTAGATAAGCTAAATTTTGATCTATAATTTTCTTACGGATAAAGCTATCCTTGTTTGTTAGCAATTTAAGCAAGAATTCTTGGTGTTCTTTTAAGCTATTAAGCGAATTAATAGTATCCCACGAAATTTCCTGCATTGCAGTATTCATTAATTCTTCAATTTGTTCTTGATAAGGATCAGTTTCACCCGCCTTAATAGTAAGGTTTGTTTCAAGAGTTTTTAGATTATTTTGGTGTTTTAACGCCTCTTCTACTGTGTCGTAGTAAGTGTTTGGCCTATCCTCAACTGTGCCAATTTCGTCAATTTCTTTAGTGATTTTGTAGAAATCATTGAGGATTTTAGTAGCATAAGACTGTGCATCATCTAGGTGCTGCTGCGCTGTAGCCGTCATTTCTTCATGTTTATGGTCGTGTAGATCCTGTTCACATGCATGACATTTTTTGTTAGCCAGAGACGCAAGCTCGCTTGCGTATTTCTTAGTCTGCTTGTCCGCTTGCGCTACAGCAGATTCGAGCGTTGCACGCTCTTTGTTTAAGCTGCGCAACTTTGCTGATTTTTCTAAATAATCCTTTAGCTGTGCGTGTGCTACTAATTCTGCATCAATATCTACGCTTTCTAATTCAACAATAGCACGACCAATTTTTTCAAGATCGTTTTCTTGCTGAGTTCTCCAAGCAGCTTGTTTTGTTAGCAAACTGTCAATGCTTTTCTGAATGCCTTCGTTAGACTTTTTAGTAGCTTCGATGTTTGCGTTTTCTTGGGTAATTGTTTCTTTTGTTTGACGAACTAGCTCTTTTAACGCTTCTGCTTTTTCACTTAGTATTGTAATGCCTAACAACTGCTCGATAATTTCTCGTTGGTCGTTAGCCTTCATACTCAAGAAGGGTTCTGTATAAGTGTTCAATGCTAAAATATGCTTAAACATGTCGTGACTCATACCAAGTAAGTGATCTAAGTCTTTTTGCGTTTCTCGCATATCACCTTGGCTGTCATCTGTTTCTTCTAACTGTTCTTCGTTGTTGACAAAGAACTTCATAACAGTAGGTTTACGACCACGTTCAATTCGATAATCAACACCGTCTTTTTCAAAAGACAATGTAACTAACATATTCTTATTGTTAATTTTGTTAATTAAGTTATCTTTCTTAATATTAGTAAGTGCGTTACCAAACAGCGCAAAACTTAGAGCATTGACAATAGTTGTTTTACCTGTACCGTTACGTGAACCAGAATCGTCACCACCCATATCTAAGTTTTCTCCTAGTACAAGTGTGAGGTGTTCTTTATTAAAATCAACTGCTTGGGTTTGATTACCCACGCTCATAAAGTTTTTAACTGTAAGTTCTTTTATTTTTATCATAGGCTATTATAAATTGCTAAAAGTGTATTTTTATCGTACGAGTCGCTTTCAATATTAATAAGCTGACTGCTTACAATTTGATCTACGCTTTCAAACGCTTGAATATCAATGTTAGTATTGATTTCAATTTCTTTCTTTTCAGCAATTAAAGTTAATTCTCTAATATTGTAATTTGATAGAAAGTTTTCTTTAATAAAACTTGCTTCTTCAAATGTAATGTCAATGTCAATGCTAACCCTTAAATGTTGCTTTGGCTTTAACATAGTGTCTGCATTATCGATTAATTCGCTAAGTTTTGTAGTGCGGAATGTGGGTTGATCTGGCCATGCAAAATACTGTGGCTCGCCGTCCCACTCTAAAATCATCATACCGCGTTCGTCATCCCACGTGTCTGCATAATTGTGAGGAAACGCATTGCCAATATAATGCATGTTACCTTTGCTTTGACGCTTATGGAAGTGCCCGCTAAAGCCCATGTCGTAACCTTCAAACGCATCTAGTTGAATTTCTCCATGGTCTGGCATTTGTACCATAGCGTTCATATAGAAGTGCGGCAGTTCAAAATGTCCAAAGATATACTTTGCTTTTTTCTTACCTATTTGCTTCCACTCTTCTCCAACTAGCCACGGGCAAAGGGTTACTCCCCCTTCCGTAATCGGATGATGAACAACGGTAATACCAGGAATATACTTACCAAATTCAACGCTGTGTATGTCGCGTTTGTCCTTGTAATACAAATCATGATTGCCAGGAAAAAAGTAAAATTTATCGAACGCCTGACCGAGCTTTTCCAGGGCCCTAAGGCTGTAGTCCATAGTAGTGAT